ACGATGAAAGTCGTTGCCTGCATGCTGACCCGCAATGCCGAAACGTTCGGGCGCATGGAGTTGGCTCGGGACTGTGCCCGCTCGCTGGCTGCCGAAGCCGACGAGCTCATCGTGCTGGACAACGGGTCAACCGATGGGACACGCGATTGGGTCGCCAAGATTGGCGGCACGCTCTATGACCCTGAGGATGGGGTGACGACGTGCGGTCGGGGCATGAACGTGCTCGGTACTGCTGGAGCTGCCCGCGGCGACATCGTCGTCCTCACCTCTGACGATATGTATTGGCGTCCCGGTTGGCGCAAGACCGTCGAACAGTTCTGGGCACACGCTGATCCCCACGTGCGAATCCTGTGCGGGCTCCTCGAACCTGACTATCCGTGGTCGCCAGTGCTCGGCGAATATGCGGCCGGTGGTGTGCACGGGCTCGTGCGCCCATCAGTGCCCGGCTCCGGATGGACGTTCAGGTCAGCCGACTGGCCAGACATCGGCCCGGTTAGCGAAGCGTACGGGCATGACGATGTGCCGACCTGTCAGCGCCTCGTGGCGATGAACAAGCTGCTCGTCGCAGTCGACATTGCGGACCATCGCGGTGAAGAGCTCTCAACGTGGGGCAACAAGTCGCACCAGTGGGAAAAGCCGCTGGATCTGACCGGTCTAACGGTCACAACTCTTTAGGAATCGTGCGATGGCTTACATCACCCTGGCGACGCTCAAGAGCATGTTGCGCATCACCGACACGGTCGATGACAGTGCTCTCCAAACCAGCGTCAACGCTGCGACCGCAACGGTCGATGCGATCTGTCGTCGATCATTCTCGCAAGACACGACCGCATCAGCGCGAGTGTTCCACCCCTCATCGTGGGCAGTGCTACGCACCGATGACATCTCGACCCTCACTGGGCTGATCGTCAAGATTGACGCCGACGACGACGGTGTGTTCGAGGAGACGTTGACGTCAGCAAAGTATTCGCTCGAGCCAGTCAACGCTCTCGCCAAGTCTGAGCCGGTTAACCGGATCATTGCGGTGGATACCTACTGGCCGATGGGGCATCGACCGTCGGTCGAGGTGACTGCTCGTTGGGGCTGGCCGGCGGTACCCGAAGAAGTGAAGATGGCGACCGGCATCCTCGCCGGACGGCTTTTCAAGCGGGCCGACTCGCTGCTCGGTGTTGCCGGGTTTGGCGACATGGGTGCCATCACCCTGCGCGCCGTCGACCCGGACGTGAGCCGCATGCTCGCACCCTATGTTCGCCCGGCGGTGCTCTAAATGGCGGGCACCCTGTCCGAGCTCCGTGCCGGACTCAAGACGCGCCTCGAGACCATCGACGGGCTCAGGGTCGCCACCCAGATCCCCGAGCAGATCAACCCGCCAGTCGCGGTCATCACCCGCCAGCGAGTCGATTACCACCAGGCGATGGCCGGCGGCCTCACCGAATGGTCAATGCAGGTGCAGCTCATCGCCGGTCGCATGGCCGACCAGCACTCGCAGCGCCTCATCGACGACTGGCTGTCCTGGGATTCCAACAAGTCGATCCGCAAAGCAATCGAAGGGGATCGCACCTTGGATGGTGCTGCCGAAACCTGCAAGGTCGTGAGCGCCGATGCGTTGACGAGCGTGCAGGTCGGTGATGCCGAGTATCTCGGTGTCACCGTCGACATTGTCGTTTACGCATAGGAGACCCACATGGGTAAGTACCGAGTAATCGGACGCAACGCCATCGAAGGTGTTGCAACCGGGGGGATCGTTGAACTCTCCGACGCCGATGGTGAGCGCCTGATCGCAGGTGGTCACGTCGAAGCAATCGCCACACGAGCAAGCAAATCAGCAACCTCACCTCAAGCTAAGGAAGATGACTAATGGCAAAGCTCGTACTGACGAACGCCTATGTGAAAGTCGGCACGGTTGACCTGTCCGATCACGTCAACCAGGTAACGATCTCGCGTTCCGCAAACGAAGTTGAGACCACCGCCTTCGGCGACACCTACACCACTCGTGTCGGTGGCCTGAAGGAAGCGAGCGTGTCCCTGACGTTCCACAACGATTACGCCGCTGGCGAAGTGCAGCGCACGATCGGAACGCTCATCGGCGAGCTTGGCACCGTCGTCGTCGGTGTCAACGGTTCCGTTGCGTCGACCGCGACGCCGACCTACACGTGCGTCGTGTTGTTCTCCGAGTGGTCCGACATTGATGGTTCCGTCGGGGACCTGTCGACCGCGTCGGTCACCTGGCCGGCGAACTCCGTCACCGAAAACCTGTCCTAACTAACGGAGGCCACACATGGCAATGATGACCCTGGAAGTAACCCGCACCGAAGGTGAAACCGTCACCGTGAAGGTCACACCGAAGGTGATCGTCGCTGCGGAACGCCACTTCAAGAAAGGCATGGGTGAACTGTTCTCCGAGGGGAACGTCACCTATGAAGCCCTGGCTTGGTGTGCTTGGCAGGCGATGATGCAGGCCGGATACGAGGTCAAGACCTTTGACCCGTGGCTGGATGGCATCGAGTCGATCAACAGTGCCGATGAGGACAAGGCCCCTTTAGGGGCTCGCTGACGTTGCTGGTAGCCCGGGTCGCCGTGGCTACCAGCATCGCCCCTAACGAGCTGCTCGACGCACCGCCCGAGATTTTCTGGGCGATGGTCGCGGTACTCGAGGAGCAGCAGCGCCAGATGGAGCAACAATCTCGTAGGCGGTAGCAATGGGTCGAGCGGCTGTATATGTCAAGGGCAGCAAGGAAACGATGCGTGCCCTACGCAAGATCGACCCGGAGCTCGCTTCGCAGTTGAACAAGCGGATGAACGACGGTGCCCGCACAATTCTGGACCGTGCCGGCCAGAGCGTGCCCCCTCGTCCTATGCGTAACTGGGGACAGTGGACGCGTAAACGCGACGGTGCTGATCTCAACTGGGAACCGGACACGGTTCGTAAAGGGCTGAAGTACACGCGCAAGGGTGGCCGGGGCTCAGCATCCGGCAGTATCGGCGGCGCCAACGTCAAGGGCATGGCGACATTCAGCCTTGTCAACCGATCGCCGATCGGTGCGATTTACGAGATGGCTGGCAGCAAGGGTGGTTCTAGTCCGCAGGGACGCGTGTTCGTCCGCAACCTGACAGGCAACTACAAGCCTGCTCCTCGCCTCCTGGTTGAGACGTGGCGGTCCATGAAGGGCATCACAATGATGGCGGCCATCGCTCACAAGTGTGCGCGCATTGCCGAGGAACGCGTGCAGAAAGAGCTGAACAGTGGCAGTTGAAATTGTCGTAACCGGCTCTTACAACGACAAGGACATCAAGCGCGCAATGCGCGACCTGAACAAGATGTCCGACGAGGCAGGTAACGCCTCGAAAACGGTCTCTGAGCACTTCGCATCACTGTCTCGCGGCATGGAAACCGTTGGCCGCAACCTCACTGCCGGCGTCACCTTGCCAATCATTGGTGCTGGCGTCATCGCAGCAAAATGGGCTTCAGACGCTGAAGAGTCCGCTAACAAAGTCAATGTCGTCTTCGGCGAACAGGCCAAGCAAATTCAGGAATGGGCTAAAGGCTCAGAGCGCTCGTTTGGGTTATCGGAAGGCGAAGCAAACAACTTCTTCGGATCGCTTGGCACCATGCTCAAGGGTTTTGGCATGGACATGAAAGACGTGCCGCGCATGTCTCAAGCGCTCCTTACGCTTGGTTCGGATCTAGGTTCGTTTCATAACAAAGACACGGCTCAGGTCATGGACATGATCTCGTCGGCGTTTCGCGGCGAGTATGACTCGATCCAGCAGCTCATTCCAACGATGAGTGCAGCGACTGTGCAGCAGAAGGCTCTTGCTATGACTGGCAAGAGTTCCGCCGATGCGTTGACCGACCAGGAAAAAGCTCTCGCGACGTACCAGTTGCTCCTTGAGGGTGCAGGACCGGCAACAGGGGACTTTGCTCGAACGCAAGCTGGTGCGGCTAACTCGAGCCGCATCGCAATGGCCGAGATTCGTTCTGCGGGTGAAAGCATTGGCGCTGTCTTCCTGCCGATGGTATCGAAGGCCGCACAGTTCCTGGCAGAGCTCGGGGCGAAGTTTCAGAGCCTCTCTCCGGCACAGCAAGAGTTCATCGTGAAGGCGTTGGCGATTGCTGCGGCGATCGGCCCGGTACTTATCGTCGGTGCGAAACTCATCTCAGCCTTTCAGGCACTCAAGCCGCTGATCTTGGGCGTAAAGGCTGCGACGCTTGGGCTCAATGCTGCGATGCTCGCTAACCCGATCGGGCTTATCGTCATCGGGGTCGTGGCACTCGTCGCCGCGCTAGTCATCGCTTACAAGAAGATCGACTGGTTCCGCGAGTTTGTCGACAAGGCGTTCCGACTCATTGCCGACTATGTGTCGTTCATGTGGAACAACGTTTGGAAGCCAATCTTCACCAAGATTGGCGAGATCGTGAAGATGGTCTGGCAGAACGTCCTCAAGCCGGCATTCGTTGAGATCGCCAAGTTCTTCGTCACCGAAATCCAGCCACGGCTCGAGGCGCTGCGCCGCAAGTTTCAGGAAGTCTGGCCGAAGATTCAGCTCTATGTGCAGGCGGCTTGGATCGTCATGCAGCCGATCCTTGAGAAGGTCATCAAGTTCATCGGCCAGTATTTGGTGCAGCACCTCCGCACGATGTTCATGGTCTTGAAGGCCGTGTTCGCTGGGATCGAGACGACGATCTCGACCTGGTGGCCGGTGGTGTCGGCAGTGTTCAACGCCGTTGTAGCGGTCATCGCAAACGTCATTGTGCCGACGGTCCGCACGATGTGGTCGGTGTGGTCCCAGGTGTTCAGTGCGATTGGCACTGTGGTGTCGACGGTGTTTGGTGCGGTCAGCGCCGTTATCAACACGGTGGTAGTTCCGGCTTTCAACTTCCTTGTCGGTGTCGTACGGGGTGTGTGGGCTGGTATCTCTGGTGCTATTGGTGGCGCATGGGGATATATCGCGGGTGTGTTCGGTGCGATCAAGGGTGGCATCGAGGGTGTTGCCAGTTTCTTCGCTGGTGCGGCTGGTCGCATCGGCGGAGTGTTCTGGGGTATCGGTGACACGATCCGGAACGCGTTCTCGAGCGCATTCAACGCCGTGCGTGATCTTTGGAACCGCACACTTGGTGGCCGTGGGTTCTCGATCCCAGGCTGGGTTCCCGGCATTGGCGGTCGAGACTTCCGGTTCCCCAGCTTTGCGAAGGGTGGGGTCGTGCCGGGTATCCCAGGCACCCCGATCCCAGCGATCCTGCATGCGGGCGAGATGGTCTTGCGCCGCCAGCAGGTCGACAATTTCGCTACGGCACCGGCAGCATCCAGCTCCGCTCAGTATGCAATCACGGTGAACGTGGCGCCGGGGGCGAACCCTGTCGATACTGGTCGAGCGATCGTCGATGCCATCAAGGCGTATGAGCGGAGTAACTCGGCTTCTTGGCGTGGTGCCGCATGAGCATCACGCCGGAGATCGTTGTCGAGATTGCGATGGCGGTTTATGACCCGTCGACGACGGACTATTTCGTCCTGGACTTCGATACGTTGGATGGCGCTGCGGTGCTCGGTGCGGGCACGGCGTTCACTGATGTCAGCGAGTATGTGCGTTCGTTTAGCGTGCGGCGGGGACGGCAGCGTTCCACGGAACAGTTCGCTACTGGTACTGCGACGCTGGTGCTGGACAATCGTGATGCTCGGTTCGACCCGCTGAACCTGACTGGCCCATATGCATCAGGTGGTGTGACCGGCGTTATCCCGATGCGCCCCATCCGTGTGAGTGCCGTCTACAACGGGATCACCTACCGGCTATTCACCGGGTTTATTGACACTTGGACGTTTGATTATTCGCCTGGGTTGTCTGATGCGACGGCGACGCTTGCTTGTTCTGACGGGTTGAAGTTCTTGGCGTCTGCTGATGGCCGGTTGGCGCAGGTGGCTGCGACACAGAACGCGGCAGCGTTGGCTACAACGGTGACGGTGACGTCGAATCAGAACTCGAGCTCAACGTCTGGGACCGAGA